GATGATAGTGGTACATCATTACAATATGCTCCTACAATGGATCAAGCACAAGGAACAGCATTTCAAGCAGTTTCTGGTGCAGTAGGAAATGATAACGACCAAACTACATCTGGAGAATTATGGCTTTATGGAATTTCATCAACAACTTTTGTAAAACATTTTATGTCAACTTGTAGCTTAAGTAATCCATCTAATTATATGCACAATTTTTTTTCAGCTGGATATTTTAATTTAACATCTGCACTTGATGAATTTCAATTTAAAATGTCATCTGGCAACATAGATTCTGGGACTATAAAATTGTATGGTATAAAAGGTTCATGATGATACAATTTTATTATAGAACAAACGAAGTTTGTGGCACAATAAAACTATATGGAATAAAAGGAGATTAATGGCTTTAATTAAACTAAACGACAGAGCAGTAAAAGATGTAACTCAATTTGGTTCTATAAGTTCATTGGGTAGCTTAACTCATATCTCAACTGCTACTGCTAGTTCTAGTGCTAGTATAGAGTTCACATCTGGTATTGATAGTACATATAAGGAATACATTTTTTATTTTGTGAATATTCATGCTGGAACAAATGATACATATTTTTCATTTAATTTTAGTACAGATTCTGGTTCTAATTATAATGTAATAAAAACAACTACTTATTTTAATGCAATTCATCAAGAAAATGGTGCTTTAACACAATTAGCTTATAAAACTAATCAAGATTTAGCACAATCAACAAGTTTTCAAGGATTTTTTGGTGGTGCAAATATGAATAATGACAATGATAATGCTTTAGCTGGATATTTACATTTATACAATCCATCTTCAACAACATTTGTCAAACATTTTAATGCAGTTACAAATCATATTACTACTCAAGACCCACCTTATTTAATTAATTCATTTGTTGCTGGGTATGGCAACACTACCAGTAGTATTGATGCAATTCAGTTCAAAATGGATAGTGGAAACATAGATAGTGGTCAGATATTGCTATTCGGAGTAAATTAATTTATAAGGAGAATATTATGCACAAATTAGTAAATGGAATACAAGTACCTCTAACACCAGAGGAAATCGCACAAAGACAACAAGATGAAATTGCTTGGAACAATGGTGCATTTGATAGAGCTATGGCAGATTTAAGACAAAAAAGAAATACTTTGTTATCTGCTAGTGATTGGACACAATTACCAGACACTACATTAACAACTGCTGAAAAAACTGCTTGGATGAATTATAGAACTGAACTTAGAAATATTACAAATGGATTAACAACTGTTAAGCAAGTTAATTCTGTAGCATTTCCAACTAAACCTGCTTAATGTCTTGTAATAATGTCAATCCAATAACAGGTGGAAGTACAGTTGATGACATTCCATTTTATTTAGCAGTTCAACAAGGTAAAGTTCCTGGTTACTCTATGGTTAATAAATTTGGATATAATTCTAGTATTGGCTCACTTTCTTTTGAAACTATTTGGGAAACAGGAAACGACTATCCTTGGCAAACAGCTCAAGCTACTCTTGATGTAGTCAGTGATGATACTGATGACGATGTAGCGGGAACGGGTGCTAGAACTTTAAGAATACAAGGTTTAGATGGTTCTTATAATTTAGTTGAAGAAACTGTTGACATGGATGGAACAACTACAGTTACAACCACACAAACTTTTTTAAGAGTATTTAGAATGTCTGTTGAAACAGCAGGAACATCTGGAAATAATGAAGGTACAATTACAGCTACTTATACAGGTGGATCTGATGTTGCTGCAACTATAACTGCTAGTAATGGTCAAACTTTAATGTGCTTATATACCATACCTGCAGGTTATACTGGTTATTTACTATCAATGAATATATCATCTGGTAAAGATCAAGAAATGGATTTTAAATTTATACAACGAGATAATGGTGTTGTTAATGCAGCGTTTCAAACAAAACAATTTTTAAATGTTAGAGGTGGACAGACAAGTGTTATTTTTAATGCAATTAATATAATACCTCAAAAGTCAGATATTTATGTTTCAG